TGCCCATTGACCATATAATTCTTACCACCAGATGTAACAGTGCCATAAACTAAATTCTTCGAAACCAAATCAGACAATTGATGAGGAGTAGTGGTTTTAGCGTCAGTGCGAACTGGTAATTCGCGAGTTGACACAGGTATCCACACGTCTTTCTCCATATCTCTTTTGTCGACTTCGACTTGAGTAGTTGGTTCAAGAGAACCTTGGATTTTCATTGATTTCCAAGATCGATACATTTTGGACAATGTGTACAGAATTCCTATAACACCAACTGCTTTGCAAATATTGCTAACATGGGTGTCACGGATTTCCGACAACATAGGTTCAATCGTATTGCGATCTACCAATTCACTCTGAAACTCTCCTATAACAATCTCCGCCATATACTTCTGTACTGTCAAAGAGACAAGAAGTAATAGCAAGAGTGAACAGAAAAGAATAGTGTTCGGTATATAGTCTTCAAAGAAAATCAAAGCATAAAACAAAGATGCAGTCATCGTCCACAGAGAAAAAGTGTTGAGGCCGTAACGCCTCTTCAATTTACTCTTGTTTATGAACATCAAACACTGAACAACCTTCTCATGTTGAAGCCATGGGGTTGGTATACAAGTAACCCAATCCCAATGTTTGGTAAAACTCCTTGCAGCGCCTAGTAAAGCTAAAACGCACGCATTTTCGGCGATTGTCTCAAGGCCAAGAAAATCTTTCTTGACACGCTTGACGACCATATCTACTGAGTCGTTGTACGCTGTCGCAATACTTTCGCCAAATTGTTTTTCCATTTCGTGTTTGTCACAATAGCCATGAATCTGTCTACAACCATCCACTCCACAAGTTCTAACTTTATCAGAACGATTTTTCATACGTTCCAAAATATCATCTTGTGCGAGTGAATGTGTTTCAAATTCCTCAATCAAATATTGAACTACACGACGGAAAGGCACATTCACCATAGGTTCACCACGATATAAAACGGGCTTATATTTAGCCACGCATCGCAATTCATCAGGTTGAACGGCCTTTTCGACGGTCAAAAGCCACAAATCATCAAAAGTGGGATTACTCCCAGTTTCGAGATAATGTGCCACAACTTTTGCAGAATCAATACCTTGTGGCCTACCATCAACAATATATTGAAATTCAGGTTTGGCCACAACTGTAATAACAGCTACTGGTCGACGTTGAATCGAATAAGGACAGTTTGAATATGTGTAAGCATCAAGATCCTTCACGTTTGTATTCACAACGCAAAGAACGGGTTCAACAAAAACCTTACCCTTACTATCTAAATCAGCCATATTGGCGTAGTAGGGTTGGTTATTACACACATCAATCATGACACGAGTAGGCGGCCTCTCAACGAAG